CGACCTGCTGATTACAAATCAACTGCTCTACCAACTGAGCTAAAGAGGCATATGGTACCCTCTATTGGATTCGAACCAATGACCTACGGATTAGAAGTCCGTTGCTCTATCCAACTGAGCTAAGAGGGCATAAACACATTATACCCCAAGCATACATAAATGTCAACCTTTTATTTTCTTTTCCTAACAGATAGAGTGACAAGAAACCAACCATCATCTTCTTTTGTTATCTTTGGAAGTGCTGCAAATTCCGAAGACATATCAGCAGACATTTCAAGTATTTGTTTAACTTCTATAAATGCTTGCTGATAAGTTTTAAATTTTGCTATTTCCATCACGTCACTCTCATTGATATTCGACACAACCACACCCTCCACAATTTTCATTTTCACATATTTTACCTAGATATAAGCCCTTTAGGGTCTTCCAAGTATCTTTATACCCTTTTACATTGTGGGTATTAAATCGGTCTTTCTTACTAATTGCCATTGCAAGAGAATGGTCATTCCCACCCGGTTGTTGTTTATCTCCGAAAAAAACATACCTATTATAATTTAAATCTTTTAAGATTTGAGATTTGTCTTTGCCTTTAGGATATATATCAATGCTTATTTGACCACCAACAGTGGCTTCGATATCAGGGAACATACTCTCTATTTGACGTGCTAATGCTTCTCTCTCTTTAGCGGTGAAATCCCATTTATAATACTTAAGTCTTTCTTCGTCCGGGGCGTTTCTTCCAACAACTGAAAAGTTTAACATTCCCGATCTATGCTCAATATGATTGCCGTACCTTTTCTGATATTCGCTTTTATTATTGATGTGATCATTCAACATCAGAACTAGTTCTCCCGGAGGTTCAAAATTGTTTTTATAGAATATATTATCCTTAACATAGTATTCATTGCCACAACTCGCATACACACCTTTAACTCCATGCAAGATACCTTCTGGTAATTGCTCTCTTAGTTTTGACATGTCTGAACCAGAAGCGAGATATACTTCTTTTCCTGTGATCCATTCTTCAAAAAACTTACAGAATTCTGGTGTTATACTTTTTCTGGCAGGGGTTAGGGTACCATCTACATCAAATATAAAAACAATGTCCCTTGGTACTGGATTATCTAAGTTCCAACTCATTTTTAGTCTTTCTTAGTCCTGGATTTTACAACAAAACGTCCACCCTCTCTTTTCTTTACCTTAACCTCTTTAGAAGGATCTGAAAGAATTTCTAATCGATGAACGTCTGCCTCTTCATATGTTGCAAAAGGGCGGCTATTCTTCCAAGGCTTTCCCTGCTTCACATCTTCACTCATACATAACTCCGTAAAATTATATTATTTTTAAGTGTCAAAAGTCCAACCTCCTTCTGACAATACCACCCGTAGGATACCGATTCGTATTAATATATTAGTCTTCATTATCTTCAAAATACGTTTTAATTTGGTATCTTCTTATTAAATAGTTGTACTGGGATATGGTAATTCCTAAAAACCTAGCGGCGTCAGCCTTAGATTTTGAGGCTGCATATGCATATTTCAATATTGAATCGTTCACTATACTTTTCATTGACTTCCATAATGGAATTCCATATAATTTACCATCAACTAAGTTACAAGCAGACTCTAACTTAAGACCAATGATCTCTTCTAAAGTTAAAGAATTAAAAGTAAACAAAAAGTTAGAATCAATTTTGTTTTCTTTAATTAATTTGCTATTAAGTGAATAATGTTTTTTATTGTTTTCTTTCATAAAATTAATAACTTATTTTTTAATAAATTAGATGTTATCATATATTTTTGATTTTGTAAAGCTATCTTCTGAATATCATAACTTGATAACTACTATTAGTTGGTATCACTTTTATTGTAATCGATTTGAATTCATATCTTCTAGATTTAAAAACAATTTCAAAAACCCCATTATGTAATTCACGGAGGTTTCCAGCATAATATTCTTCTTCATATATTCTTGAAGTTTGACCATTAATATACCAGAGAACTTGTTTCATTGTGTTATGATCAGATATATGAACAAAGTAATTAACTGTATTACTTCCGTTATTTACTGCTTCTACAGGAACATCGTTACCAAAAACATTATATAAGAACATTAGATCCCTTTCAGTTCTTTGTGTATGTAACGGTCCCCTTCCATTTCTATTACGCCTATAACCTAGGTCACCTAACATATGGTTAAGATAAGGATCTACAGATCGATACTGTCTATCTAATTGTCTTTCTCTTCTTCTTCCATCTCTTATAATCTCTTCTTCAGTAGGTCCGATTTTGAAAGGAGAGTAGTAGGTAAAGTCTGGTCGACTTCTTCCATATACGTTTGCAAACCTAAAAGCCATGTTTTCGATGATTTTAGCCTCTTTTCTACTTTCCCTAGTGCAGGTATTACTCCAAGGCGTTAAGAACCTACAAAGGGCCTTTCTGTAGTCTGGAAGCCTATCTGCGGATCTTGTGCTCTCTTCAACAGTCTGATTTAGTAAAGATCTGAAATATTGAGGGTCTAACATAAAAGAACTACAAGAACTTTTAATAAACTGGCCATTCTTCTCACAGCCATACTGTTCTCTTATATTTTTTTGTATTTTAGATTTTGCTGCTAACTTAGGAGAGAATTTGTTAATACGATAGGTTAACGCAGCCATTACGAAAGGATCCACGTCTAGCCTTCGTGCTTGTTTAGCAGTAGCAATACACGCAGAGTGCGAGACATTGAAACCCTCAACTAAAGGAAGGTGCAGTGCTCTTCCGTGAGGATCCAGTCCGGTCGACTCAGGGGCTAGTAACGCTACGCAAAGTTTTAAAATATGTATTTGCATAATATTATTATAACACTTAACACAAAATAATTAAACAAAAAGAAGACACTTATACCACGATTATCACAAAAAACTTAACTACAACTCAAATATATGATACTATGAGGACATGTTTAAATAATAATATAATAAGAGTAAAATATGGAAGATAAGGAAAAAAAAGATCAAATAAGCAAAATGGAAGATGCGATTTGGTCTGTCTTATTATCAATAATATTAGTAGTGAGCATCATTCAAGAATTCTTTAATGTAACAATAATTGCTTGTTACTTAATGGCTCTTTTAAAATTTAATGTCTGGAGGTCACGATGGCCCGAAGAAAATGACAGGAGATCATTATTTTATGCTATAGCGTATGTTCTTTGCGGTACCACATACTTAGTTATGTTATTACATTACGGAGTACTTTAACATGAAAGATATATTTTGGCTTAGTGAAAACGATTCAAACAATTCCCCAGAGGCAGCAGCCACAAAGAAAGGCAGTCCTGGAAGTGATTTAGCAAGTTTATTTGCAATGTTTTCATCTCCACAGTCATCAGGAAAAGACGATAATAATAAAGTCGAGGTTAAAAATAACTCGATATACTTTTATTCAGAGGTCACAAGACCTAAAATTTTAGAACTAAACAAAAATCTATATGAGATAAGCAACAACCTTATTAATCAGGCGAGTTTGCTAACGATGTCTGAGTGTGCCCCACTTAAACTGCACATTAACAGTTACGGTGGAAGCGTATTCGCAGGTTTCTCAGCGATGGATTATATTGAGAGTAGTGAAGCACCTGTCACAACAATTGTGGAAGGATGTGCAGCCTCCGCTGCCACTCTTATAAGTGTAGTAGGACACCATAGACAAATTAGAAAGAATTCTTTTATGTTGATTCATCAACTTTCTTCAGGAATGTGGGGCAAGTATGAAGAAATGAAAGATGCTATGGACAATAATGATCAGTTTATGAGACTTATTAAAGATGTGTATGCTGATCACACAAAGATTCCGAAAAAGAAGATAAACGAAATCTTGAAGCACGATCTATGGTTCGACGCAGAGACATGTCTTGAATACGGCTTAGTTGACGAAATTATTTAATTATATTAATGTCTTTATATTATTGCAAACAATGCGACTGTATATTAGAGAGATCTCAAAAAAAAACGAAAGCAAAGCCACAATGCCCAACAGGTAGTAAGAACAAGTGCGCTTTATTTCCGGTTTTAGAAGAAGACTCTTTTAGATTAAAAGAATCTGATTGGTATAAAGAAGAAAATAAAAATAAAGATAAAGTTTCTGATTAGTACTATATACTGGCTGAATGAGGAGAAAATCATGCTCAAATCACACCCAGTGTTAGAAAATGTATTAGTGTCTTTTTGCTTGGCCGTCGCGCTTGTTTGTCTATAAATTTATGTACTTCGAAGCCATTTTGTAAATTTCACTATGTGTAGGGGAGAAGGTAAGAAACTGAAACCTAGTATGTACTGAGTGAATCATGCCGATAACTTCGCCTGCTACGTTAAACAAAGGGCTTCCGCTACTACCACCTACTGCCGGTACACTATACGCAGCGTACCTACCATAATGTCCGTTAAATGAACCATGAAGTGTTGGAATCATTCCGACTCCAAAAAAGCCAACAGGCGCTGCAAGATTATGCACAGTGTCACCTGGAATTGGCGCAAAATATGAAATCTTTACTGGTGGGTTTGTTATACCGTGCACAAAAGTGACACATAAGTCAGCAGGTTCATCCATCTCAAGAACAATTGCTTCATATCTATTGCCAGCAACATCCTCTACAACGGTAGTATCACTAATATATGTTACATTGGGATCTTTATTAGCAACGTATTCTACCATATCTGCGACGTTACAAACATGAGCCGCTGTCATCATAAACCCACCTTCTGCGATGTTGCTAATGACAAAGCCAGAACCGGTCGATCTCATGGTCCTGTTTTCGCATTCTTCAGGCTTTTCAGGATTGCAGATTTTAAAATTAACGTTCCTGTATGTTTTTAAAAATGATTTTCTAGGAAGTTGAACTTGGTTTTCTTTCACCATAGTTATAGAACTTGTTTTAGAATCTCCACAACTAACTGTTGCACAAGACAGAGAAAGTAGTGTCGCTAAAATTAATAAACTTGTTAGTATAGATCGTGTTTTCATGTATTTCATATTGTTGCCCCTATAAATAACTAGATTTAATCTGATTAAAAAACTATATACTTCGTAACCCATGGGGCAATAAGTAAATGAAGAAGACAACAATAGCAATTATTCTAGCGATATTCACATTAGTCGGATGCATCAGTTCATTGGATAAAAATACAGTAAAATCAAATGCTTCTTATTCTATAAACACCGTAAAGACTTCTTTGGATTCAATTTACAAAAATAGTGAAAAAAATATTTTTAGAAATGATAATCTTATCTTTTTTGACGTCGATAGTGACGATATAGAGAGAGTCTTTACCATTGATACTTATATGCTTGGCGACAATGACGAAAGAGAAGATATCGTCATTATAAGTCCAGAAATTGTGGTAACACCTTAATTATAGGTAAGTGATGACGAATATATATGTTTTAGACACTAGCGTATGTTTGACTGATGCTGGATCTTTTTTTTATTACGGTGAAAATGATATTATAGTTCCTTTCAAAGTATTAGAAGAAATAGATGGAAAAAAGAAACGACAAGATAGCGTTGGGAGAAACGCTAGAGAAACAATCCGAACCCTAGATGAACTCAGGACTATTGGAAATTTGAAGGAAGGAGTATCTTTAGGAGAGCACAAAGGAATGCTAAGAGTAAGAATGGGGCAACTTGATCTACTAAATGAAAGTTTCAATCGTTCAGACGCAGATAACGAAATAATAAGTGTGGCGATAGCAACACAAAAAGAATACCCAGATAGTAAAGTAATTTTAGTATCCAGGGATATAAACATGAGAATAAAATGTGATTCGGTTGGTATACTATGTGAAGATTATACAGAGGGTCAGATTGTAAAAAATAGAGATCACCTCTTCAATGGTTTTGAAAGTTATCTTGTTGATGATGAAACTATAGAACAATTTTATGCCGGTGAAGAAGTATACGCTGATAAAAACGAAATTGAGCTGTTGACAAATGAAATGGTTATGCTCGTTTCAAACGCCAACGAAAAGAAGACAGCCCTTTGCAGATTTTACAATTATAATACACCATTAAAGAAGTTAGTTAAGCATGATAGCGTCTGGGGCATACGAGCACGGAACAAAGAGCAATCTTTTGCTATTGAGTTGTTGATGGATAAGACAATACCAGTTGTTACGTTAATTGGACGAGCAGGTTCCGGAAAAACTCTTTGTGCTATAGCAGCAGGTTTAGAGCAAACACTTGAATCTACACGAGAAGGGACACCTTATAAGAGAGTTATTGTCTCACGCCCAGTGCAGCCCATGGGAAAAGATATTGGTTTCCTTCCTGGAACTTTAGAAGAGAAAATGCTGCCTTGGCTATCACCAATAAAAGATAATTTAGAATTTTTAATGGGCGACAAAAGAAATATGGATTTATATATGGATGATGGTCTTATTGAGATTGAAGCCTTAACATATATACGTGGAAGATCGATTGCTAATGCCTTTATAATAATTGATGAAGCACAACAGTTAACAAAACATGAAATAAAGACTATACTTACTAGAGTTGGAGAAGGAACAAAAATTGTCTTTACTGGAGATATAGAACAAATCGACAATGTATATGTGGATGAGACGACTAATGGTCTTACATATGTGGTGGAGAAGTTCAAGGACCAGACAATTTCTGGTCATATAACTTTAAAGAAAGGAGAACGTTCTAAAGTTGCAACAATATCAGCAGAAATCTTATGAGGTAAAAAAATGGAAATTGAATTTGATGATAAAGATGTAGAAAACAAAGAACTTAAAAAAGCAGTCGACAAAGATACTGCTTTAAAAGAGTGGTTAGTAGACTACGTAGGGACGAACACTGATCCCGAGGATGGCAATGTTACTGTGGAAATGATTATAGAGCAGGTAGCCAGAGACTTCCCAGAATTCTTGTTGGCAGTAGCCGAGGAAAACTTTATCCGAGGCTACGAACAAGCCTTGAATGACGTCGAGGTCGGACAGTCAATCTTAGAATTTAAAAAATGAGAAAGAATATAAAAGAGTATATTATAGAAAGCACACGTAAACCACGCAAGAACTATACATTTTACGGAAGCATCCCGGTATACGTTAAAGATCCGCTACCAGATAATGTTAATATTATAAGAGTAATGAAGGCAATAGAAAAGATTGTCCCCAAGACTGTTATAAGAGACTTAGAAATGATGGTTGTTGGACATCTGCAAGAATTTGAAGAGAGGCAAATAAACGCTCTTTATAAAGATAACACAATATATGTTACAAGTGCCCAATCTTCGAATGAAGACATGATAGATGACATCGTTCATGAGATGGCTCATTGTGCAGAGGAGTATTATCAAGATGTTGTTTATAGTAATATGTCTCTAGAAAACGAATTCATAGAAAAACGTAAACAACTTTTCCATATGCTTGCTGAGAGGAACTATGATATTCCTACGAAGTATTTTTTAGATCCTGAATACGATGAGGATTTTGATATGTTTCTATATACAGTTGTTGGTTATCCGGTGTTATTGACACTAACTTACGATTTATTTACAAGCCCTTATGCAATTACGTCATTAAGAGAGTACTTTGCAAAAGGTTTTGAAGAATATTTTCTAGGAGACCAAAAAAACTTTAAACAAACCAGTCCAGTATTGTATAATAATATCAAGGAGATGATAGAATATGCAAGTTAATATTAAAAAGAGTGCTAAAACAGTAGAGTGTACGATTACTTTAGAAAAAGCCACTCCAATATTTAAATACCAATACTCAGGCCGAACAATTGGTTATGAAGATCTTCATATGATAAAAGTGTTTCAGGTCAAAGAAATGGTACAAGCCAAACTATCTAAAAACGAAGTTGTTGGCGGAGTCATCGAGGGACCTAAAAGAATAGACAATCAAGAAAGTGATCAAACTGCTACTTGGATTTTTGAAATTAAAAAAACAAATAACTTGACAAATACTAATAATTCTGATAAAGTAGAGACGGGTAAGCAAGTAAGTAAAGCTCGTAAAACAAAAACAAAAAAGTAAAAATGTCTCACATATCTTATTCGGAAATTAAAAATTGGGGTAAGTGCCCCTTTTATCATAAACTTATGTATATTGATGGTCTTAGCCTATTTGAGGGAAACCTGTATACAGCATTTGGGAAAGCAATTCATGCGGCTTGTGAAAAGGTTGCTGATCTCAAGACAGAGGAATTGCAAGAACTATTTGAATTACAATTGATTGTTGAACTTGAACTCTTAGAAGCAGACTATGACAAAAAAATTGCTGCGTCTATGCGCGACGAAGGCAAAACCATTTTAAGCCAATTAAAAGAAGAAATGTCAAAGTATTTTGGAGAGTACACTGTCTTATCAGTGGAAGAAAAGTTATACGAAGATATTTTTATAATTGACGACGATTTACAATTTAAAGGTTATATTGACATGGTTGTCAAGGTTGGCGACGAGATTCATATATTAGATTGGAAAACATCTACGAAAGGTTGGAGTGATTGGCAGAAGAAAGATACACTTTTGAAATACCAGTTACTATATTACAAATATTACTATTCTCAGAAGCACGCAATCCACCCTAGTAAAATAAAGACTCACTTCGGTATACTTAAGAGAAAAACACGATCAAAAAACAACATAGACTTTTACGAAATTGAGAGTAATAAAGAAAAAATTAGAGAATCCCTTAATTTTTTAAAAAAGTTTATGTATAATGTTAAAAGTAAAAGATATATAAAAAACAGATTGTCCTGTACGTACTGTGAATTTGATGATACAGAGCACTGTAAAAAAAAATAAGAGGTTAAATTGTCTAAGAAAATTAAAGTGTTGACTCTGAGTGATCACCCCATGTCCCCGAGTGGAGTAGGAACTCAGACCAGATATATGATAGAAGGTTTGTTGAATACGGGGAATTACGAAGTTAGGTCTTTCGGAGGTGCAATCGCACACAATGATTATAAACCCCAGGTTTCAGACAAGTATGGTGAAGACTGGATTATATTCCCTGTTGACGGATATGGAACTCAACACACTGTGAAAGGGATATGTGAACAGTGGAAACCAGACGTCCTTTGGTTTATGACAGACCCTCGTTTTTACCCATGGCTCTGGGACATTGATAACGAGATTCGATGTAATGTACCTATGATATATTACCATGTTTGGGATAATCACCCATACCCAACATTTAATAAAAGTTTTTATGATTCAAACGATTTGATTGCGACAATATCAAAGGTAACTGATGACTGTGTACGTAATGTTTCCCCAGATGTAGAATGTGTATATTTACCGCATGCAGTGCCAGAGGGTGTGTTTAGAAAAAAATCACATGAAGAAATTGAACAGTATAAAAAAGAAGCCCTTCCCCCCACTGCTAAAGATAAATTTATTTTCTTTTGGAATAACAGAAACGCAAAAAGAAAACAATCGGGTACTCTTTTGTGGTGGTTTAATGACTTCTTACAAGAAGTAGGGCATGATAAGGCAATGCTTATAATGCATACAGACCCTGGAGACCCACACGGTCAAGATTTGCACGCAATTGTGAATCACCTTGGCCTTGCGGACCCCCTGCATCAAAATGTTTTACTTTCGGTACAGAAGTATCCTCTAGAGGTCATGGCAGACATCTACAATATTGCTGATTGTACAATTAATATTTCTGATGCTGAAGGTTTCGGTTTGGCAACCTTAGAATCACTTGCTTGTGGAACACCAATCATTGTTAATATGACAGGGGGATTACCAGAACAGGTTACTGATGGAGAAAACTGGTTCGGCCTCGGAATCGAGCCCTCTAGTAGATCTATCATTGGTTCACAAGACGTTCCATGGATTTACGAGGACAGAATCGCAAAAAGAGATTTTATTGATGCACTCAAGAAAATGATGGACATGACTCCTGAAGAACGAGAAAAGATGGGAGATCTTGGACGGTCTCATATAGACAAAAATTATAATTTCAAAAACTATACTCGAACATGGGATGTAGTGATTCGCGATCTTCATGAAAGACTGGGCTCGTGGGACAACAGAAAAGGCTATGACCGCTGGACAATGGAGGAGATGTAATGAGAAAGAAGATTATTATTAAAGCACCGCTTTTAAGCAGATCAGGGTATGGCGAACAAGCCAGGTTTGCATTAAGATCTTTATGTAGTAGGGAAGATGAATTAGACATTTTTGCATTTAATATCCCGTGGGGCTCAACCGGTATGCTTACTGAGGATACGGAAGAGAAACGTTGGATCGATCACTTAATCCAGAAGACACAGATGCACGTCAACATGGGTGGTTCTTTTGATGTGTCACTACAAGTTACCATCCCGGCAGAGTTTGAGAATATTGCTCCTTATAATGTAGGGTACACAGCAGGTGCAGAAACTAATTGTATTTCTCACGAATGGGTACAACAGATTAACAAGATGCACAAGGTTATTACAACCTCTGAACACACTAAGAGAAGCATCGTTAATACAACTTACACACAAAAGAACAGTGATACAGGGGAAGATGCAGGCACTTTAGAGGTTTTTGCTCCCGTGGATTCAGTCAATTACCCAGTTAAGGTAATAGAACCAGAGGCAATTGATCTAGAGCTTGACACTGCTTTTAATTTCCTAGTTGTTGCTCAATGGTGTCCTCGCAAAAACTTAGAAGCCACCATCGCATGGTTCGTACAAGAATTCAAAGACAATCCTACTGTTGGTTTGGTTGTTAAGACCAATCAGGTCAAAAATTCAACAATGGATAAAAATTTCACACGAGCCCGCATGAGCACCTTACTTGAAAGTCTAGGTGAAAGAAAGTGCAAAGTATATCTGGTTCACGGAGATATGTCTGAGGGAGAAATGACTTCTCTTTATACTCACAAGAAAATTAAAGGATTGATCACTCTCGCTCATGGCGAAGGCTTCGGCCTTCCCGTGTTCGAAGCGGTTTACAACGGGCTACCGGTAATTGCAACTAATTGGAGCGGGTATTTAGATTTTCTTAGTGTGCCGATGAAGGATGGTAAATTAAAGCCTAAATTCACACCAGTTAGTCACAAACTTCAGACGATTCAACCTGAAGCGGTGTATCCGGGCGTTTTAATACCGGAATCAGCCTGGGCTTTTGCTGAAAAGAATTCTTACCGTAAGGCTCTTAGTGAGTTCTTAACAGATTACGGCAAGAAGAAGAGAATGGCAACCGCGTTGAAAAAGCACGTATTAGAAAACTGGGCAGATGAAAAAATGTATGCAAAATTTATCAATGCCCTCGGCCTGGATTTAGGTGAGGAAGTCAAAGATGACGTTGTGGTTTTTGATTAATGAAAAAAATACTTTGGATAGCAGATTTCTCAGTAGATGAGATAGCAGGCGGGGGAGAACTAGTTGATGCCCACCTGCTTTCTCTTTTAGATGAAAACTACGAAACAGAGTTTTTAAAGGCTTCAACAGTAACCACGGACACAATTAAACAAAATATTGATTCTATTTTTATAGTTTCTAATTTTGTGTCTTTGTCTCCAATGGTAAGAAAGTATTTACAAAATACAAAATATTTTATTGTTGAGCACGACCACAAGTACTTAAAAACAAGAGATCCGTCCCCCTTTACAGATCTTATAGCACCAAAGAATGTTGTTATTAATCGTTCTTTCTATAAGAACGCGGTTAAGGTTTTTTGTCAAAGTACAAAGCATGGCGAAGTAGTTGAGAAGAACCTTAAAATAGATAATATTATATCATTCGGAAGTACATTTTGGTCACAAGAACATATGAATGTGTTAGAGGATTGTGTAACTCAGGCATCTTTAGGTAAAACTAAAGATAGGGTTATTATACAGTCTACAAATATGGTAAAGGGCCAGAGACAGGCTGAAACATATTGTAAAGACATGAACCTTGGTTATGAATTGATGTCGGACCCCAACTATGAATCTTTTATTAAAAAATTATCTGAATATTCCTCTCTAATCTTTTTACCACAAGTATACGAGACATTTAGTCGACTTGCAGTTGAGGCGAGGATCGTAGGCTGCTCTATGGTTGGAAACCAAAATATTAGTGCAGCATACGAACCATGGTTTAAATTGAAGGGAAAGGATCTTTTAGAGCAAGTCAAGAAACAACAAGCAGCCGCTGAAAGCCTTTTTCTTAAAGAGATAGATGGCGTCGATGAGAATTACAGAAACGTTGCAGACATCACAGTTATTTTAAATATGTACAGAAGGCCAGATAATATGCCGATGCAAATATCTGCTATAAACAAGCAAACGATTCGCCCTAAAGAAATCTGGACATGGGTCAATGCACATGAGGATAACGAAAAGTTTGATAGAGAAAAATTAGACGTCGATAAGATATTTGATAACAACCACAATTGGAAATTTTATGGAAGATTCGCCGGAGCCTTGTTAGCAGATACAGAATATGTTGCAATATTTGATGATGATACCATCCCAGGAGACAAATGGTTTGAAAACTGTTTGGAGACAATGAAAACCCATGAGGGTATCTTAGGTTCCGCAGGAATTATTTTAAAAGATAACGTGTATGTCAAGCATGATCGATGTGGTTGGCCAACTCAAAACCAAGAAATAGCGGAAGTCGACTTGGTTGGCCACGCATGGTTTTTTAAAAGAGAGTGGTTACAATATCTTTGGAAAGAAAAACCCCCTACTTGGGATAACGGAGAAGATATTCAATTTTCTTTTATGGCTCAAAAACATGGAGGAGTCAAAACTTATTGCCCACCGCACCCACCAAGCGAGCCGTCTCTTCACGGATCTGTTTTAGGTAACGAACTGGGTATTGATAGCAAGGCTACTTCAAATAATAATGAAACTTCCCATCAACAATTTTTTACGGAGAGAGACATGGTTGTCCAGAACGCGATTAAGAATGGGTGGAAAACAGTTAAAGGTGTAAAATTATGATTTTATTATGTTATGGTACAAGACCAGAATACATTAAGATTCTTCCTCTAATGGATGAATTCGAAGACAAGAATATGGCTTTCAAAGTCTTCTTTACAGGACAGCACTTGGATCTTCTTCCATCTGGTGCAACGAACAGGGTGGATTATATTGCAAATATTCAAGACGGAGAAAACCGACTCGACAGTATTGTTCAGTCAATCATGAATACAGATGGTGTGTGGGAAAATGACTATGATCATGTGTTGGTTCAGGGGGATACAACCTCTGCTTTCGCATCTGCATTAGCAGCGTTTCATAGAAAAATCCCCGTAATACACCTAGAGGCGGGTCTTAGAACTTATGATAATCTAAACCCATACCCAGAAGAATTTAACAGACAGGCAGTGTCAAGACTCGCTTCGATTCACTTGTGTCCAACAAATTTGGATGCACACAACTTAAGAAGTGAGAATGTACAAGGAACTGTTTATATTGTTGGAAACACAGTTTTAGATAATTTGAGAAAGAGAAACTTAGAAATTGGGTACAATAACAAAGTTCTTATTACAATGCACAGAAGAGAAAACCACGACATAATTCCAGAATGGTTTGAACAACTTAATAGAATTGCAAAAGCATTCGATGAACTTGAGTTTGTGTATTATGCACATCCAAACCCAAATGTGCAAAAACATTTAGATTTATTAAAGAATGTGAGAGTTGAGAAACCTCTGGAATACGATCAATTTATTTCTGAAGTTGCAAATTGTAGATTTCTTATAACAGATTCTGGAGGCTTGCAGGAAGAATCGTCGTTCTTGAGAAAGAAGAGCGTTGTGTGTCGTAAAAAAACAGAAAGAATGGCAGGCGTCGGTAGTTTCTCGACCCTCTGTTTAGATCCTGATGATTTATATGGGATTGTCAATGAAGTAGAGAAGACACATAGAATTTCAGAAGACTGGACATGTCCTTACGGTAACGGCCATACTTCAACAGCCATTGCTAGTATATTAACAAATTTTGAGAAAGATGAGTAAAGGTTTTAAAGAAGATTTCTTTCATCTCCTAGGTAAAATTAAAAAAGGCGAACACTTTGCTTTTACTAGGTTTTCTGACGGAGAAACTTGCATTATGAGAAACGAAAAACTGGTTTTAGCAAGTGAACAAGTACAAGTTGGCGAAACTGTTTATGGATTCGGGTATTCAGAAGATGACCACAAAGAATTTATTCCTGAAGAGCACGGGTTTGTCAAAGATGCTCTAATCGAATCTTTCAAGTTCAAGAAAGACAATTATTTTGTAGGTGCAGGATGCGGTGACTGTACTTGTCTGATTCAGAGTGATATTCCAATGCTTGAAAATATGCGCCCTGGAGATCAAGAACATTGGACTAGTCCAAACTTACTTGTTAATTCAAATTACCCACTTTTTTTAACTCAAATGTTACCACAATTTAAAAAGAAAAAAATGGTATTAATTTGTAGTAAAGATGCTAAATTTGATAAACTGCCTTTTGAGGTAACAAAAGACTTTAGAGTAGGTAAGAATTGTATTGTTAATGACCATCATTTAGAAGAAGAGATAAAGAATTGGATTTCTAATAACGATGTGAAAGACCATATTTTCCTGTTTTCGGCAAGCAGTTTAAGCGAGATTTTGATTCACAAACTTTTTGACTTTAACGATAATAATACTTATATTGACATTGGAACCACTCTACACTGGCACTTTGAATTGGGTATAGAAAGAGATTATTTGAGAGCCTACTGGAATTACTCTGGACACCCAGATCTCTATAAGGACTGTAATTAACGTGAAACTTGTTGAAAACAAGATTAGGTACTGGGAATTCATTCGAGTACTTCGCAACGAGCAAACCGTCAAAGAAGGGTTTATTCAACAGGACCAGATATCCAGGTGGAGCCATTTTAGGTTTATGTTAAAGAACGGAAAACACTATTATATTTGCTTGCAAGCTGACAATCCAGTTGGTTTTGTTGGACAAATAGACGGCGATATAAGAGTGGCTGTTGACCCAGAATATCAAGGAAAAGGGGTTGGTAAGTTCATGATAAACCAGATTATGAAACTTCACCCCGAAAGTATTGCTAAAGTTAAACTTGGAAACGAGGCGAGTATTAGACTGTTTGAGTCCTGCGGTTTTGAAAAAAAATATTATATTCTGGAGAGAGACTAGTGCTACACAATCCTTACAAGATAGTAAAGATGTTCGAGGAGGAAGTAGCACACTACACAGGTGCACCATACGCAGTATCAGTGAATAGTTGTACAAACGCTATCTTCCTTGCTTGTAGATATGAGAAAGTGCAAGGTAAAGAAGTTATAATTCCTAAAAGAACTTATTTGTCACCACCACAGTCGATAATGCAAGCCGGAGCAAACCTTGTGTTTGAAGATATGTCGTGGAAAGGAATATATCAATTGAAACCTTTCCCAATTTACGACGCAGCCAAGAGGTTGACATCAAACATGTACATTCCAGGCTCTCACATGTGCCTATCGTTCCACATTAAGAAACATTTGAAGATTGGTAAGGGCGGAATGATTCTGACCGATAGCGAGGAAGCAGTGGAGTTTTTTCGAAAAGCAAGATATGAGGGAAGATCCGAACTTCAATATCACCAAGATATGATTGATGAAGAGGGTTGGAACATGTATATGACTCCGGAGCAAGCAGCGAGAGGACTCATGCTCATGCAGAACTACCCGGAGGTTGTTCAAGACCTACCGGAAGACCCTCCTTACAGAGACCTCACAGAATTTGAGATATTTAAAGATATTAAGGTGTTGTAATGTTAGATTTCTCAGGTATTGACAAAAATAAGATAGACAGAAGAAATATCCGAATTGATGTTGGTTTGGGAATCGACGCTCCACCCAAGGCTCACTGGTTGATGACGGAAAAGGACACCTTTATAATAGCCGTAGAACCAAGCCCAGATAATCTTCTTTCTTTGTCAGACGGAAGAGACGCTCCAAAGCAGCCGTTTTCTTATTTAAAGACAAAGAACAACTCTATAATGCAGTCCGGAAAGGAAATTAAAAAATATAATCCTGAAGATTTATTTTTAGTGCAGGGAGCGATTGATGACGTAGGTTTGAACCCTAGGAAACAAACTTTTTATTGTACAGATGATATAAATACGGGGTGTTCAAGTCTTTTAAAACCTACTGACAAGTTACCAGCAAAACTAAAAAAAGAAATTGAAGTTGACACTTATTCGCTAGAATACATTTTAGATAATTTAGGATTACAAGACTTGGGTTTGATACAATTTGTGAAAACAGACACACAGGGAAAAGACTTTGAAGTAATAAAAAGTCTAGGGAAGTATCTTGAAAAAGTTGTACTTCTTAAATGCGAATGGAGTGTGGGAGATCATTATGAGAACACTTCAGATGCAAACGATTTCTTTCATTTTATGGTGGCAAATGATTTTAATATACCTGCCATAAATGATACAGACGTGTATTTCGTAAACATGCGGTACGCATTAAAGTTACCATCTATAGATTTTAATATGCCGGAGATAGACTAATATGATTACTTTCTATCAATTAGGAGAACTTGGACGTTTAGGAAACCAACTTTTTCAGTATGCAGCACTCCGTGCACTGAGTTTGGAAAGAGGATATGAAGTAAAAATCCCTGATCCCCAATCAAGAGCGTGGCATGGGCAAGTGTGTTTGCTGGGAGACCTTAGTGTAGAAGCAAAAATATTAACCTCTGAGGATATAACCACTTTTAAGCATCAATACGAAGAACAGAACTACATGCAATATGATAGTTGGTTCTACGAGATACCGGACGACACAAATATATCAGGCTTTTTTCAAAGCACCTTTTACTTCAAAGGCCACGAGGAACAGATCAAGAAAGAACTTACTCCCAAGAAAGAGTTTATGGACGCAGCAAGAGAGGAGATAAACCGGCTAAAAAAACTACATCCAGGATATAAAATAGTTTCCCTGCATCTTCGAAGAGGCGATAACACCGACAACACAGATACGAAACAGGTTGAAGTAAACAACTCCTACGGTGGCGAATCTTTAGAAGAAGATAGTCTTTATTACAAATATTATAAGAAGGCAACACAACAGTTGTCTGGAGAAAAAGTAAAATACTTAATCTTTACAGGAGGTAAGAGGGGTGATGGAGACAACAGCAACGATATAGAGTGGTGCAAGAGAAACTTTGTTGGAGATCATTTTATTTTTTCAGAAGGAAGGGGTACAATTGAAGATTTTTCCTTAATAATTTCTTGTGATTATAATATAATAAGTCATGTAAGTAGTTTTGGTTGGTGGGCAGCGTATCTTAACCCAAACAAAGACAAAAAGGTGATCGCTCCAATGCACTATCACCCAGATAGACTCGATATGACTTACAGACCGGGATTTTATCCCACAGACTGGACATTAGTATGAAATTAGTTTTTGATATAGGTTTTAACACAGGAGAGTTCACAACAGCGATTCTTCTGAGGCACGATGAATGTGAAGTTGTTGCTGTTGAGGCAAACTCATCTCTTCTTATCGAAGTAAATGCAAGTCATCCTAGGTTAACTTTGTTAAACCGTGCCGCTTCTAACGTTGCAGACTTAAAGATAGATTTTTACGTTGATCCATGGCAGACAGGAATCTCGACCGCTTCGAAGGATTACGTAAAAAATTCAAGATTTGCAAAGGGGAGTAAGTATATTGAAGACGCAAAATGTGGTCGATGGCTTCCTCCTAGAAAAGTAAAAACAATAACATTGGATAAGATGATAGAAGACTATGGAGATCCTTGTTTAATAAAGGTTGATGTTGAGGGTTACGAGAAAGAAGTCCTACAGGGATTAAGCAAGAAATCTGGTATGATCTGTTTCGAATGGCATGAAGAAGCATATGATGACTTAAAACAAACAGTAGAGCATTTACAAAGTATTGGATATCAGGAGTTTGGAATTATTGGGTTTTTTGATGAGGGTGACATTTTTGAAAGATGCACTTTTAATAGAAGTGGTGACCCATATCTTACGCAACCAAGAAAATATTTTGAATGGGAACTAATCAAAAAAGAAATGGATGTGTTCGTAGATCACGCCAGGAGAGTAAACTACGGAATGATGTGGTGCAAGTGATACAAGATGTGTACGAACTAGAACTGATCGCAGAACAACAGAGGGAAAAATGAAATTATTAATAGATATGTCAGGAAATTACAGTGATTGTATTGTCACTTATTTTAATTTTGAAGAGCATATGAACAATTATAACGATATAAAAGATACAGTTTTAAGTATCGGGTATCAAGCCATGTGGAACGAAGAATTACGTGCAGCACTAGCAGAGTTAAACTTAGATAAGAGGATTTATTTCAATGGAGAACTTCCTTGTTCTTTCAATCAGCCTCAGAGAATAGGAATGCGTTCGTTTGATTTAGACAACGCATTTACTGACATATACTCTATTTGCCCATATACCGCCGACTGGGCTAATAAAAAATATTTTGATGGAAAAGAAAAATTCAAGAGAGTACTCTTTCCGATAGAAGAAAAAAACGTGATTTCAAGTGAAAAAATATATGATACTGTGTTTTATGGATCTATTTGCGGTCGCGACCACGTAGATGCTGTTAACGCGATGAAGGGGTTTAAATATAATTTCTTCACTTTAGGGTATCAACACTGGCACCCCAATGAATCAGTATCTGAAGAAGAAGTATTTAAGATGCACGATAACGTACCAGTTAATAGAAAGAATGTGCACACTTTTGAAAAATGGAAAATCTTAAGTCAAACAAAGGTTATCCCAATTTATAACCAATTATATCTTCACAAGAAACATCTTGACAGTATAAAGCAATACGATGGCTGGGAAGACAATAAGGCATTTTCGAATATTGAAGAACAAATAGCCTGCCAAGTTAAACCACGAATAACAGAAGCAGGTTTATTTAAAATGTTGATGTTAGTTAAACGCGACCCATGGAATGCGATTGAATATTGGTATGAACCGGACAAAGAGTTCATATACTTTGATTCAAACGAAGAATTACCAGATTTAATTCACGAAACAACGACGAACTGGGAAAAATATGAACATATAGTTGAAAATGCATTCAAAAAAGCGTATAATAATTATACAACTGAAGCGTTGCTCAAGAGAATGATAAAAGAGACAAGGAGATAGAATGTCGTATTGGGAAAATAAAAAAGTACTCATAACGGGTGGCCACGGATTCGTGGGCAATAACCTAGTTGAACTATTCAAGAAAAAACAAGAAACAGAAAACATAGAACTTTTGGTACCCAACCGAAAAGATTGTGATCTAACAAAAGAAATACAAGTTGAGAATTACTTTAATACACACAAACCAGACGTAGTGTTACACTTGGCTGGCAAAGTGGGCGGGATCGGAGCAAACAAGGCAGCCCCAGGAGATTTTTTCTACCAAAATATTATGATGGGCACATTAGTTTTAGAACATGCCCATCGTATAGGTTGCGAGAAGGTTGTGGCATTAGCAGCAGGTTGCGGTTATCCAAAACTTCTAGAAGTCCCTTATTCAGAAGAGGATTTTTGGAGAGACTTACCCGATGAGAACTCAATTGGTTATTCTATGGCAAAAAAGAATCTCATAATCCAGTCTTGGACATACAGGGAACAATATGGGTTTAACTCTGTTGTTCTCTTGCCCGCCAACTTATATGGTCCTCATGACAATTTTAACCTAGAAACGTCTCATGTGGTACCAGCATTGATCAGAAAGTTTATCGAGGCCAAAGAACGAGGTGACAAACAAGTTGTTGTTTGGGGAACTGGAACAGCCTCCAGAGAGTTCTTATATTCTCAAGATACTGCACAAGCAATTATTGACATGGCAGAAAGAGTTAATGAGTCTGGCCCTTTCAATCTAGGTACAGGTGTCGAAACAACTGTAAAAGAATTAGTCGAGACAATTGGGCAACTAACTGAGTTTAATGGAGAGATTGTCTGGGATACATCAAAACCAGATGGACAGCCTAGAAGATTCTATGACATGTCTAAATTCGAGAACGCTCTTGGCTATGTCCCTTCGACGACCTTAAAAGAAGGGCTACAGAAAACAATCAATTGGTATAACAATAATAGAACAGAGGGTGAATGAGTTTCTGGAAAAATAAAAGAGTGTTAGTAACAGGAGCCGCTGGTTTTATTGGCTCTAACTTAGTAGAAAATCTTATTAACGAGGGGTCGGATTTGGTTTTAATCGACAACCTTGAAAGAGGCAAGATTGAATACCTAGGGAACTCGCTTGACAAAGCAGAATTGCACACAGAAGACCTGAGAAACAAACAGTTTTGTGAAAATACAATCAAGAACGTTGATATTGTGATCCACCTTGCATCAAAGGTTGGAGGTATTGGGTTTTACACATCCAACCCATACGAAGTTATGGACACAAACATGCAGATTGACTCAAATGTTTTAAATGCGGTTATTAAAAATAAAATTAAGTATTATTTTTATGCATCTTCTGCACATGTTTACCCGATAGAACTGCAAGGAGTAGCAGACTCTCCATTAATAAAGGAAGACCATGCATACCCAGCGAATCCAGAACTAACATATGGGTGGGCAAAACTAATAGCAGAAAAACAAATATTAGCAGCATGTGTCGAGAACCCAGAACTTAATGTCGCAATTGCAAGATACATTGGAATATATGGAAAAAATCAAGATTACAAATTAGAGACAGGTTCAGTAATACCTGTTTTCTCCAATAGAGCAATTAATCACCCCGCTATACCTTTTAGCGTTTGGGGAACAGGCAAGGAGACCCGCTCCTACTGCTATATTGATGATGCTGTTGCAGGAACGAAAGCAATGGTAGAAAATTTAGTTAACAAACAGATCGTAGGCCCGTATAATGTAGGACAACAATCTAGAGTAACAATTGAAGATATAGCAAACTTAGTTATTGATATATCTGAAAAAAACATTGAAGTTGAATATGACACCACGAAAGAAACGCTAATATGGGGCCAATGGTGCGATTGTTCAAAAATCAAGGCTGAGATAGGCTGGGAGGCCCAAACCACGCTCTCAGAGGGTCTCAGGTGTGTTTACGAGGATATTAAAAGGAGACTAGATAATGAAAAATAGAAAATACCTGCCAACTTTATCAGAATTGGTTGATCGATTGTCGATAGCGCAACTAAAAGAGGTGTTTATATCAGAACACAAAGAGGAATATTCTCAAGAAATACAAGATATTGTACACGACATACAATTATGCCTAGATGAGCAAAACGGAAAGGTATCAGCCGAAACAATCAGGGCAATAGTTGTGCTCTCACAAATGAATCTCCACATCTGGCATAACGAGTCAAATTATCGTAAAGGTATAAAAGATGGTAATAATCTTGAGTTGACCCATGGCCTAAACGGAATTAGAAATACGGCAAAGAATAAAATCCAAGAAGTGGTCGGTGGTCGGAAAGACTATAAAATCGATTGTTTAGCCGCAGACTTTGAGGATTGGGAAATCAGCTGGTAATGAAAGTCTTGGTGATAGGCGATGTGTGCGAAGACGTCTATGTCTACGGCAAGTGTAATCGATTAGCCCCCGAAGCCCCGGTCCCTGTTTTCGTAAAAACTCGGGAAAAAAGAAACGGAGGAATGGCGCTTAACGTCTTTAATAATTTAAAGGCTTTAGGTGTTGATTGTGACATAGTACACAACGCAGAAGAGATTGAGAAAACAAGATATGTGGATACTCAGACTAATCATATCTTTATAAGAATTGATTCTGATGAGGCCGGGATAAAGAGAGTAGACAAGAAAGTGCTGACTAAAAAATATCTTAGCCAGTATGATGCGATTGTTATCTCTGATTACAATAAAGGCTTCTTGTCAGAGACTGACATAGAAAAAATTTGTTATTACCACCCACTGACGTTTATGGATACAAAAAAGAAACTTGGCCGATGGTCAGAGGATTGCAAGTGGATCAAAATAAACGAACCAGAGTATAACAATACTAAAAAAGAAATACAAGAAAGAATGTATGTTTATGAAGATAGTTTGATTGTCACTCTGGGTTCGAAAGGTTGTAAGTATAAAAATAAAACTTATACTGTTAACGAAGTAGAAATAAAAGACTTAGTTGGTGCAGGTGATACTTTCCTCGCAGGGTTTGTTTCAAGGTACCTTCATACAAAAAATGTCGATGACGCATTAATATTTGCCAATGAATGTGCTACAATAGTGGTGCAGCAAAAAGGAGTTAACGTTGTTCAAAAATCTGAATAAATATTACGAATATTATCTAACGCTACACCAAAACAAGTGGAACAGAAGATTACATGCATTAGGGCAAATCTCTACTGTCTTATTTATTGTATGGTGTTACAACAATTCTCTTTTATCTTTGTTGTTGGCACCATTTGTAGTATACCCTTTCGCCTGGGCCGGACATGTTTTTTTCGAGAAAAACAAACCTGCTGCCTGGAGCAAACCACTTTTGGCAAAAATATGTGATTGGATAATGTTGAAAGACATGATTATCGGGAAGGTAAAAAGATAATGAGAGTTTTAATCACCGGAGGCGCTGGATATATCGGAAGTGAACTGATAGAACATTTATTACCAGAGCATGAAGTTTTTGTGATAGACAATCTAATGTACGACAAGACTTCGCTTATAAGATACGTTGGTAGAGATAACTTTCATTTTATAAAAGGAGATGTACGAGATACAAATCTTATGAAGCAGTATATGTCTAAATGTGACGTTATAATTCCATTAGCAGCACTAGTGGGATTTCCTCTCTGCGATAGAATGCCTAAAGATGCCATAGAAATAAACTATGAGGCGAACAAGTGGATAGCGGAGAATAAGTCGTCACAGCAAATGGTCATATACCCATGCACCAACTCAGGTTATGGGACTAATGCGGAAGGCAGTGTTGTTACAGAAGAATTTCCTTTAAATCCCATATCCCTCTACGGGACCACAAAGGTCGATGCAGAGACGGTTTACCGAAACACAGAGAACTGCTGTACTTATCGTCTTGCGACCGTCTACGGGCCTTCTACACGCCCTAGAACAGACCTTTTGGTCAACAACTTCGTGCTGAAAGCAATAAAAGACCGTGTTCTGGTTCTTTATGAATGTGAGTTCATGAGAAATTATGTGCATATATGGGATATATGCAGATCTTTTAAATTTGCCATTGATAACTGGAGTGTTTTCAAGAACGATACTTTTAATGTTGGCAACGATGCGATTAATATGAATAAATTACAATTAGCCCAGAAGATTCAAAGTCATCTACCAGTAGAAATAATAAAAGCTGAGTTTACGACAGATCCAGACAAAAGAGATTATACGGTAAGCAGTCAGAAAATATATAATACTGGTTATAATTGTGAATACGATTTAGATATCGGTATTAAGCAACTTATTGAAATGTATTCAATTATTGATCACCCTTGGCATGCAAACTATTAGGCTGTGAGATGAGAAACGTTTGGGTTAATGGTTGTTTTGACATCCTACACAGAGGACATGTCGAATTATTGACATATGCTAAAAGCAGTGGAGATTTTTTAATTGTTGGTATCGATACAGATAGAAGAGTGAAGGAAGCAAAGGGAGACTCAAGGCCATACAATTGCATGGAAGATAGAAAATATTTTTTAGAGTCTTTACAAGTAGTTGATAAAGTGGTATCATTTGATACAGACGAGGAGTTGAAGGAAAACTTGAAGTTACACGATATCGATATAATGATAGTGGGTTCTGATTGGAAAGGAAAGCCAGTAGTTGGCGCTGAAATAGCAAAGAAATTGCTGTACTTTGACAGAATTGGAAACTATTCGACAACAAATATATTAGAGGCAACAAAATGAAGTATGTCGTAGACATTGATGGCACAATATGTGACAAGGCAATGAACAACAACTATTCAGAATCAGTACCAAACAAAGAGCGGATTGAAAAAATTAATGAATTATATGACCTAGGTCACGTTATAATCTATCAAACAGCGAGAGGCATGGGAAGATACAACAACAATCCGCTCAGAGCAATACAGGAGTTTTACAGCATGACCGCAGAACAATTAGACTCATGGGGAGCCAAGTATCATCTTTTAGTGCTTGGGAAACCAGCAGGAGATGTATACATAGACGATAAGGGGGTCAGTGATGCCGATTTCTTTAAACAATAACCCGACAGCAAACAGAACCCCAGAAATGAAGTTTGTAAAGAAAGGATGGGGTCATGAACTCTGGATTGTAAATAAGAAAGAGTACTGTGGTAAATTACTTTTCTTTGAGAAAGGGAAGCGATGTTCTTGGCATAAACATAAGATAAAGGACGAAGTATTTTATTTGCAATCTGGGAAACTGTTAGTTAAATTCTCTGAGTATGATGATATCGACTTAGCAGAGCAGATTACACTAGAGCCTGGACAAAACTTTTATATTTATCAAGGGCTTAGACACCAAATGATTGCTTTAGAAGATTCCGAATTGTTCGAATTTTCAACGGAACATTTTGATTCCGACTCACACCGAATCGTCAAGGGGGATTAATGAAGTTAGTGGTAATTACGGGTTGCCTGGGATTAATAGGCAACTATGTTACACGCAAGTGTTTAGAGAGAGGTTGGAGAGTTTATGGCGTAGATTCTTTGACCTATGCTGCAAGTGAAGACTTTCTTTATGAGTTTCGAAGTTACAATACAATGACGCAGGAAAACTTTACTTTTGTCAATCAAGATATTTGTGATATGAAGTTCTTACCGGATTGCGATTACGTTATCAATGTGGCAGCGGAATCACACGTTGGAAATAGTATTATTGACAGTACAGATTTCTTGCGGACAAATGTTGATGGAGTTAAAAATCTTTTAGATTTAATTCGACGAAAGCCAAGCAACATTGTAAACCAACCGATTTTCTTTCACTTTAGTACTGATGAAGTGTATGGGGATATTGACGAAGGGGCTTTCTCGGAGACCGATCATCTAAGCCCCAGCAATCCATATTCAGCATCCAAAGCAGCAGCAGACATGCTGATCTTGGCTTGGGCAAGAACATACGGCATTCAATATAACATTCTTCGCCCAACAAACAATTATGGAGAAGGACAATACCCAGAAAAACTTATACCTCTATCTGTAAAACATCTACAGAGGGGCAAGAAGATTAGACTTCACAATGCAGGGGAACCAGTTAGGAATTGGTTACACGCAGACGACACAGCAGAAGCAGTTGTGACAATTATAGAAAGAGGCCAAATAAACGAAATATATAATGTTGCTGGCAACTTACAACAAAAAAATAAAGACACAGTTAAAAAAGTGATTAACAATTTCTTCAATAACGAATATAATTGGGTAGAACATGTTGACTTAGCATACGTAAGAGAGGGTCAAGATGTTCGCTATGCTCTCAATGATGAAAAATTGAGAGCATTAGGGTGGAATAACAAAAAAAGTTTTGATGAAGAAATTCCAAAATTAGTAGAGTATTATAAACAAAATTTTAAATGGTAAAAGGAGAACAAACCATGACAACAAACACAACAACAGATCTTAACGAATTCACACTTTCGGACCAAGCAGTCGGAACAGTGATGATGGCATTACAAAAATCCTT